TCCGAAATTGAATTAACAATATCGTCTAAAATTCCTTGATTTATTTCTGCCATTTGTTATCTTTTTTGTTTTTCTTCTTCTACTTTTTTAAGATGTTCCAAAAGCATATTTACATATAAATCTCTTTCAAACGGCATTAAATTTTCTATTTCGCTTATCGAATATTTATGGTGCTGAGCCAAATTAAAATTAATACTAAAATAATTAACTAAGGTATTATGGCTCAGCGCAAGGAAAAAAAATCATTTAAAGAGGATAGCGTTATTTTTCTATCGTTCCCTAAAGAATTTTTATATTCTATGGTATGCTCCATTTTTGGAACATTAATCAAAAATTCTTGTATTTGATTAAAGGTTTTAACACTTAACCCTTCCAAAAACTCAGCAATTTCTTTTTTGTTATGTTCCTTTGCCTCATATATTTCGTCATTGACAAAGATAGAATCAACGCATCTAATAATCAGTTCAAAAAATTGTTCTTTGTTGGCGTTTAAAAAGTCGTTATCTTCGTATAATGAAGCGGATGGATACCTCATCATTATGCCGGTTTTTTCAGAAATCTTAATTTTTGGATCGTTTTTTTCTGGGAACTTTACTTCGATTTTATCAAGATTAATATCAAAATCATACACCTTATTATCTTCATAATCTTTATAAGCGACCTTTACAACGTTATCTACAGAGACTGCTCTTAGTTTTAGAAAAATATATTCTAGGTCGAAAAGGGCTAACTTATCGATTTTTAAATTGTCATCTAAACTACAATTTGTTACAATTTGTTTAATTGCTAAAAGGATATCGCTTGCATTATCACTTTCTTTTGCCATCAATAATAATTTTTCTTCTTTTACTAGAAATGGTCTAAAACGAAAATCCTTTTTTAGAGAAGGTACTTTAATGCTGATTATAGGATAATCAATTTTTGGCAAAGGCATATCATAACTCCATATTTAAATAATAATATTATCTAGTAGATATAGGCGGACTGATTATTGGAGGAAGAGGTTGACCGAATTCTTGATAAATCACAGGCGTTTCTGTATCCGATCCAACTATAGTAAAATCTTTAAACGTTATTGTTATTTTTAACTTTATTAACTCAGAACTTCCCCAATCTAATCCAACATCTAACATAGAAGTTGGAAACACGTCAGACATATCAAATCTCTGGATTTCATTTCCTTCAGGATCATAAATTAAAAGCGAAGCCATAGTGGCATAATTAGATTTGTATTCCGCGCCATAAGCAGGAAGGGTGTTAACGTTTCCTGTTGCAACATCTGTTTTTCCAGTAAACTCAAAAATAGAATTAAGCCAATTATACCAGAAACGCCAAATATCGCCATATTGATCGCAAAGTATTCCCAAAGTCAAATTATTGAAAACTGAATTTAAAGGAAACTTTTGAGTAGGACCAACGCCATAACGATTTATATCAGCAACATTCAAAGCAGTTGCTGGCGTGCTTAGTTCAGATACTCTAAAAAGCAAATCGTTAGTTACATTATTAACAGGATTTGAAAATCCACCATTTAAAATCTGCGAATTTTGTAAAATTGCAGGAGGAGAAATAAGAATACCAAAACTGTTGGTTTTTATATAACCACTTTCTTCGATATTTGCTTTAAATCTGTCTATGTTGAACGGCATCTTATTCCTTTAGTATGGAGGAGATTTAGCATATTTTCTGTTTGGGTTAACAACCCATCTTTGTAACGGAAGCATTACAGCCTTATCCCAGTCTATTGGGTTTACATAATGAAATGAACTTTTTACATGTCCAAAAAGATATCTTTTTATGCAATTCTCAAAACTTGAAAATGTATTAGATGCATTTTTTAAAATATCATAAGAAATCATAAGTTTCATTGATTTGTTATATTTATTATTGTTGGCTATAGAATATAAAGAATCCATCAGTTTGGCTCTTAACAAAGGAGGCAAATAATGTAGATTTAAACCAAGAAATCCATTATTGTTGAAAGATATAGGAAATACTAATGGATACATATCATAAAATGGTAAAACGTCTTTGAATTTTGGATCATAGGTAAACATATACATTTTACCTATTGCTGGCGTATCTAGATTTTGGAAAACTCTAAATGGCTGAGTTTGTTTCATAACTTCTTCAGCATCAACTTTGTCCATTTTTAATGCTTCTTTTCGATACCAATCCAGGGCTTCACGTGAATTTTTAAAATTCATGTTTTTGGCAGCTTCTTCAAGACTTTGAAATATAGCCATTAAAATTTAATCCCTAGTTCTCGCTCTGTGAAAATATGAAAAGACCAATTTCTATCTTTACAATATTCTGTTGCTGCTTTCCATTTAGCCTCATTTACACCCCAGTTTTTAACCTCAGTTAAGAATTTTCTAGATTTTGGGTTGCCTAATTCTGGTGGTTTTGTTTGGCTCAATGGTTTTACTTCTATTAATGCAGTTTCTTTTTTACCTTCTTTATTTATTTTGGTAACAATAAAGTCAACAAAATATCTATGAACTTTGCCATCAATAGGCGATCTATAAGGAATTATGATCTCTTCGGATCCCCAACTTAATACGTCTTTATGATCGTCCAGGTAAGACATCAATCTTAATTCCCATCCAGAACGATAAATAATGTTTGTTGGATCCCCACGGTATTTTTGAGGATTTTTGGGTTTAAAAAAGCCTTTATATGTTTTCATTTTAAAATTTCTTAATAAATAATATTTATTTAATACAAGGAAAAAAATGCCTGTAAATTTTAACACTCAGTTACCAACAGGATTTCCAACTCCTCCAAACCCAACTTTAAATCAGTATGCGTTTCCTAATGATTTAACGACAGGAAATTCTGGTTCTGGAGCAAAAGGTTCAGGTAACCGAAATTATTATACTCAAATCAATTTTGTTAATTATAAGCAAGGATTAAACAACACTCAAGCAGTTGTTCCTGGTGGTGGAATATTATTACCAATACCGAAACAATTAAACGACCAAACAGTAATGGTTTGGCAACCTCTTTCTATGACCGAAACTGCTGCCCAAGCAATGTCACAAGTTAATCCATTAGCAACCGCCGCACTTGGAAGTGTTTTTGGACCTGCAGGAGCCACTGTTGGTGGATTAGCAGGTGCCTTGGTTTCAGGGGCGGGTGGCGTAATACAAGGTATAAATGCAGTTAGCCCGTTAACTGGCGCAGCAGTTAATCCATACTTATATATGTTATTTAAACAACCAGATTTTAAAGAATTTCAATTTAGATGGACTCTTGCTCCTAATACTCCAGAAGAAACTAATACATTAGCAACAATCATTAAATTTTTCAAATTCCATATGTTACCAGAAATTAGTGGCTTGTTAATGTATTATCCAAGTATTGCGTTGGTTAAACTTTTTCCAGATGACAAATTTACATTTAAATTAAGACCCTGTGCCATTACAAATGTTATAGTGGATTATACTGCTGGTGGAGGACCATCGTTTTTTAGAGATACTGGTGCCCCAACAGTTGTAAATTTAACTGTTGTTATGAAAGAAATACAAATTTGGGATAAGAATTCATTTAATTCTATAGGTTAAAGAAACATGCCTTTCGATAGATATTTTGATAAATTTCCTATAACAAATTATAGCAACACAAATGTTGTTGATATAACTAAACGCACAGTCGTAATTAATAAAGTTTTAGAAAATCCATATGTATATTATCCATATGATATTGCTTTTGATGAAAGGCCAGATCAATTTAGTTATAGATATTATAATGATCAGTTTAAAAGTTGGATTCTTTATCTGTCAAATAAAATTGTAGATCCATATTATGAATGGTATATGTCTGAAAAACAATTCCTTGATTATATACAGAATAAGTATGGATCAACGTATAACGCCTATCAAAAAATTAAATTTTATAGAAATAATTGGCCAGAAGCAACAAACATTGCAGTAAATGTATTTGATGCTTTACCAGCAACGTTACAACCATATTGGCAACCAGTAGCGTTTAATGGTCAAATTGCTGAATATTCCAGAAAACAGGATAATTGGTCAACAACTACCAACCGAATTGTTTCTTATGCAGTTAGCAATACTAATTTTATTTTAGATGAAATATGTACAATTAATTTTGATGGTACTCACACTGGTAAGGGTCAAATATCTGCAACAGATTC